TAACTACTGGAGGAAGTAATTATGTAACAGATTCTAGTGTAGATACTTATAATATTACCGGAAATGGTTCTGGTCTTGTTTTAAATATTACAGCATCTTCTGTTGGAATAATTACAGGAACACCAGTGATTGTAAATCCAGGAAATGGATATTCTGTTGGAGATATTGTTGGAATTGTAACTGCCACTGTTGGCACAGGATCTTCAGTTCGTGGTAGAGATGCAAGAATTACAATTTCTTCAATTTTAGGATTAGATACATTATATCTCGGAAATGTTCAGGGAGGTTCTTTTACTACTGGATCTTTATTAAATTATTATAATAATTCCGGAACATTAGTTTCTCTTGCAAGTACCACGATTAGGACCATTGTGAATGGATCAAATGAAAATTCTGGAAATTATATGAGAGTAAATCATTTTGATCACGGGATGTATGCAAATAATAATATAGTCAGAATTAGTAATGTTGAATCTAGCACGGCACCTGTTCCTTTAGTTTCGGCATTAACTTCTTCATCCGCATCCATTTCTGTTGCCGCTGGGGATACTTCAAACTTTGGAATATTTGAAGGTATTTCCGTAAGTGAAAATAATCTTGGTTATGTAAAAATTGGAAATGAGATTATTAAGTATAACGGTGTTGGAAGTCAAACCTTAACAGGTATTACTAGAGGTATTGATTCAACAATTCAAATTGATCATGACCAATCTTCTCTAGTATATAAATACGAATTAAATGGAGTTTCTTTAAGAAGAATTAATAAAACTCACAATATTAGTGATTTTGATATTGGTATGGATGGATATTATGTAGAAATAGATAGAATTACCGGTGGAATAGACAGAAGTGTAGATGGAATTCCTGCATCAATGCCACAGTTACAATTTGCATCAGAAGGAACATTTGGGGGATCTAATGTTCTTGCAACAGAAAATATTCTATACAGTTCTATAGTACCAACATATGATCTGATTACTCCAGGATCAAAAACATCAGTTTCTGCTAACATTAGATCTGTAACTGGAACAAGTGTTGATGGAAGTGAAACATCATTTTCGGATAATGGATTTGAACCAATTCAATTAAATTCTTTAAATACTTTAAAATCAATAAGAGTTATCTGTTCTAAAGAGAATGAAACAGAATATTTGAGTGGTCTTGCTAGAAATAAATCTTTTACCACAGGAATTACATTAAGCACAACGGATCCAAATTTATCTCCAATAATATTTCTAGATACTGCATTTACTGAGTTCATTTCAAGTCGTTTAAATAGTCCTATTTCCGATTATTCATCAGATAATAGGAGTAATTTGATATTAGATGATCCACATGCTGCAGTATATGTCTCGAAAGCAGTTAAATTAGTCCAACCCGCAACCTCTTTAAAGGTTATTCTATCAGCATATCGTCACGAATCTGCCGACTTTAGAGTTCTTTATAGTTTGTCTCGCCCAGATTCGAGTGAGATTGATCAATCATTCGAACTCTTTCCTGGATATGATAATTTAAAATATACCACTTCGGCAGGATATTCTGTTTTAGATTCATCTAAAAATAGTGGAAGGCCAGATAATTTTGTATCTTCAAGTTTAGATAATCAATTTAAAGAATATGAATTTACTGCTGATAATCTTAGTTTGTTTAATGGATATGTTATTAAAATAGTAATGTCAGGAACTAATCAGGCATATCCACCAAGAATCAAAGAACTTAGAACAATTGCAATAAGATGATAAGAGTAAAGGGTCACCAAAATCTTTATAGAGATGAAAATAGTGGTGCAATAGTAAATTGCGATTCTGTTGCATATAATCAATATCTAAATACTCTACATAATAAAGATTTTCAAAAAAAAGAACTTGATAAAATGAAACAGGATATTGATGAAATTAAAACACTATTAAAGGAGTTGATTAATGGATCCAAATGAAATTGAATTGAAAACTATTAACAAGTTATTTGAATATGAAAAACAAAATAGACTTATTGATAATTTAAATGAAGAACAGTTAAAAGATTTTTGTAAATTATACTGCAAATTATATTTAAAACAACAAGAAACTATTTCTTTTCTTGGAATTAATTCTTTATAAATATGTTTAAGGAATACATAACAAAAAATGTCAATATATGTATCTAACATAGTAATTGAACAAGGATTTTCATTCAAAACTTTTTTTGAGTTAGTTAATCCAAAAACAGATTCTGAACTTGATTTGACAGGTAGTTCAGTAGAATCTAAAATTAGAAAAAACTATGGAAATTCGACATATGCATCCTTCGCATCTAGTATTATAATTCCAGAAACTTCTGGAATTATTTCATTGTCATTAACTGCAAATCAAACAACATCATTAAAACCCGGAAGATATGTTTATGATGTAAAAGTATCTTTTGATAATAGTGGAGAAAATGTATTTAAAGTTGTAGAGGGATCTGCAATAGTTAGATCCGGAGTGACAATATAATGCCAAATATATCAGATAGAATTGGATCCGAAAACGTAATTAAAGTTTTATCAAGATCATCATCATCTCCTATTTTAGTCTCATCAGGAATTAGTACCAGAGGATCTGCATATTTCGACACAAATGGAAAACTCACAAGTACAAATAGTCCAGAAGTTGGAACCGCAAGTACTTCAAATCTTATTTTGACTACGAATGCCTCCAATGTTCCGGTCTGGACTGATACTTTAGATGGAGGAACATTTTAGTTATCAATAGTGAAGTTGATGTGAATATATTAGTTAATCTGTATAATCAAAAAATTTCGGTATTGACAAATCAAAATATTTTATTAGAACCAAAGATACAATCACTCACTAAAGATTTTGAAGAACAAAAAAATCTTTTATTAACAGAAAATTTAAATATTCAAAATAAATACGATGAATTAAAAAATTCTAAAAAAATAGAAAAATAGAACAATGACAAAACCATCAACTCGACAAGGACTTATAGATTACTGCCTAAGGCGTCTAGGTGCCCCTGTATTAGAGATTAACATCTCCGATGACCAAATAGATGATTTAGTAGATGATGCCATTCAGTACTTCAATGAGCGCCACTTTGATGGTGTTGAAAGAATGTATTTAAAGTACAAAATAAGTCAGAATGATATTGATAGAGGAAGTGCAAAAAATACGAATGGTGTTGGAATTGTTACAACAACAGGGACATCTAATATAACAGGATATGGAACTACAACATTTAATTTTTATGAAACTTCGAATTATATTCAAGTTCCAGATTCAGTTATTGGAATAGAAAAAATATTTAGATTTGATACTAGTTCAATTTCTGGAGGAATGTTCAGTATTAAATATCAGTTATTTTTAAATGATTTATATTATTTTAATTCAGTTGAACTTTTACAGTATTCAATGGTTAAGAGTTATTTGGAAGATATTGATTTCTTACTCACAACAGATAAACAAATTAGATTTAATAAAAGACAAGATAGATTATATTTGGATATTGATTGGGGAGCACAATCTGTTGGAAATTTTATAGTTTTAGACTGTTATAGGGCACTTGATCCAGAATCATTTTCACAGATTTATAATGACAGTTTTCTTAAGAGATATTTAACGGCCATTATCAAAAGACAGTGGGGGCAAAATTTGATTAAATTCAGAGGAGTTAAACTTCCTGGAGGAATTGAATTAAATGGTAGAGAACTCTATGAGGATGCTCAAAGAGAACTTGACGAAATTCAAAAAAGAATGGCAATGGACTATGAACTTCCTCCATATGATTTTATTGGATAATGGCACTCAATCCTTTCTTTTTACACGGAACTTCATCTGAACAAAGATTAGTTCAAGATCTTATAAATGAACAATTGAGAATGTATGGTGTCGAAGTTGTTTATATCCCAAGAAAGTTTGTAAATAAAAAAACAATCATTGAAGAAGTCACTTCCTCAAGGTTTGATGATAATTTTGCAATTGAGGCATATCTGAATAATTATGATGGATATAGTGGTCAGGGCGATATTCTTACAAAATTTGGAGTAAGTCTAAAGGATGAATTATTAGTTACAATTTCTAAAGAAAGATTTGAAGATTTTATTTCACCATTTTTAGAAGTATTAGATGATGGAACAGAAGAAAGTGATATTATACTTTCAACTAGGCCAAGAGAAGGAGATTTAGTATATTTTCCATTGGGAGAAAGACTTTTTGAGGTTAAATTTGTAGAGCACGAAAATCCATTTTATCAGTTGGGAAGAAATTATATTTATGAATTAAAGTGTGAATTGTTTGAATACGAGGATGAAATTATTTCTACATCTATTGAAGAAATTGATACACAAGTCAAAGAAGAAGGATATATTACAACATTAAATTTAATTGGTACTGGTGTAACCGCATCAGCGGTATCATCAATTTTAGGTTCTGTACCTTCAGGATATGTAAAGGAAATTTTTATAAACAATGATGGTAGTGGTTATACATCAACTCCTGTTGTTGCCATAAGTAGTTCTCCAACAGGAAGTGGTG